TTGGCGTTTTGTTGTTGGTCTCCAATTGAAATTCCTGCTTGAAGTTCTTTCACTACGCTTGGAGCTACGTAGGCAGGGTTTGGTGGATCTTGTTCTGTATCCAGTGGCACGGCGAACTCGATGTCGTCACCTCCAGCAACCTCTACCCAGCACCAGATAGAATCTGGGCATTGGGCATTGGTCCTGAGTTCATTCTCCACTATCATCACAATTCGGCCCATCGAACGGCCAACATCGTATCTGACACCCGCTCTCGTCTCACACCAGTCGTTCGCAAATATCCATGGGATGGTGAACTCGAATTGATTTGCGTCTTTGAGGTCGTAGATCATTGTCCAATCTTGCACATCACTGGTCAAGGCCGTGGATGGATCGCTGCCTGATGGCTGGGGTTGCCACACGATCTTTATTCGCCCAGAATAGAAGGCATTCGCGAAGAAAGTGAGTCGGAACTTCAGAGATCCTCGGAACAGGGCAAACATGTGCGACAGATAAGACAGATAGGTGTTAGTCCAACATGCCACAGGCCCCACATTTTCAGAATAGGTATTTTGTGAAAATAGTGAAGGGATAAGGGAGAAATTGCAAATTCTCGTACCACCAGGGGTAGACAATGACCACCGAAATGCGCCCCACTTGGCGTATTTCGTTGCAATGTACTTGATTGACATTTCATCTTCTTCTTCCCATCCAAGCTGTTGCAGTTCAATTTCCTGATTGCGATTGATAGACATCTTGGTTCCACAAAAGACTCCATCCGTATTCACGTGTCCGAATGCTCGATTGGTCTGAACATTCATAATAGGTTCCTGCGTAACAGGTTTTGATAAGCCGAAGAATGAGAAGGCTTTCGAAGCAATATCAGCTGCAATGCTCACAGGACCAGCAATGTCGGAAATCAGAGGGATTTTCGAAAGAGTGCCAGCCACGTTTGCAACGGTTGAAGAAGCTTTGGACATCAAACCAGCTTCTTTGGCTTTAGAAATACCAGCTTGCAATTGCTTCGCATCTGTGAACACCGGAGCCTGCAGACCGGCATAGTATGTTCCCAGATTTGATCGATTGACGCCTTCCACTCGGAAATTTTCCATCCACATATATGCTGTCATCTCGACAAAATCAGCGGGTATCTTCGATCCAAGAGGTTGAAGAGGCACCAGCAAGAACCCACCCATGTTCGTAAAGTTGGTGGGATTCATATCTGATACGTATTTGTATGGAATTCGAAGCGTTACGGTCGTTTCCTGAGAAACATCCAGATCCACTGAAGGCAGACCCGCAAGGAATGGAATGCGGGCGCCAGTATTCTGTATAGTCTCAATACAGCGCGTAGACGGGATGAAGGACACATCATCAGTCCAAATACATGGTGGAATATATGAAAGCTGAACTCCTCCCGTGTGGAATGGTTGAGCATTAGCTCGGAGTTGGATGACAATATCAGCTTTAAATGAATAGTACTTGGACACTATATAATTCAGCATAGGACTTTTAAGATAATTGATCACCCTGAAGACGGCCAGAGTAGCTCCCACACTAGAATTCACAGTATATTTCACCCGGCCAGCTCTGAATGGTCGCGACATCTGGTCTTGGATATCATTAAGTCGTTCGGCGTTGATCACATGTTCGTCTTTCGGTTGGGATAGCGTTTGTTGAGCAGTATTGCCCGAATCTTCGAAGAACAAAATGTCCTTCTGTATAGTTGTTGTTGTTTCGTTTGTTATTAGGTTGTTAAGTGTGTTTGTTTCAGACTGTTGTTCCATGTTTTGTTGTTTGTTGGTTCTTTTTGCAATGGTTTTTGGGGCGAGGGAGACTTGCATCTTGATTCTCCTGTCTGACCAACGAACCACTTTACTCACCCCCGTATGATGAGCAAACCGTCACA